GGACGGGTGCTTTTCTTGGGCCAAATGGTGAGGTGACTGTTAATCCTGTATCTGGATTCCATTCATAACCACCTGTAGAAGTACGTCTAACCAAAGGTATTCTTTTTTCTCCTATTTGAATTCCAGTTAAAGCACTTTTAATTGTTGCTGGATCTATAAAAGCACCTGTTGTTACATCTTTAACATATTTATGAATATGAGGGCCAGTAGATGTACCAGTACTACCAAGTTCTCCTAGAAAAAATCTACCACCTGAATTTGTCATTTTACTTTTTATTTTAATTCTAAATGAAAAAGCCCCGCTGAAGCAGGGCTTATATTACACTCGTACTAGATTAGCAGCAAATACAGAATCCCAATCAACACGTTTGATCTGTTTTAACTGATCTAGATTACTGAACTTTTCACCAGAAAGACTCATCTGTATATCTTTGATCTCACGTGCTGTCTTAAGACCAATCCCTTTAATATGATCAGCAATCATTTGAGCGGTTGCTGAATTAATATTTAAGCGTTGATCTGGGGGAAAAGAACGGGGCGGTTCCTTTGCTGCTTTATCTTTTACCTGTAAAGTCTTTACTGTTTTAGTAGCAGACTCATCTAATTTAATCTCAGTTTTGTAAACAGTATAAAGGCGACCGTCCTGATCTTCGACCATAAACCATTCGCCATTATCCCATTCACTAATCACTTTGACCCGAGCGCCGGTTTTGGTGTGTTGATAAAGCATGGATACTAGATGTACTAGTATTAGTTTACCTTAATTAAGTCGAACTTACTGTTCGATTATTAAGATAAGCTTCTAAATCATTGTAATCAGGAGCGTTATCAGGAACTAAATAACAAACTTCAACAAATAAATAACCAGTTAAACCAGCATTCTTATCTGCTTGTGAAATATATACACCGCCTGCAACAGCAGTGGCATCACCAGAAGCTTTGGAATATACTTTAAAGGTTGTAGAAGATGTGATCTGTTTATAAACAGCACCACTATTTACAAAACCTGATCCAGCTGTAACTTGTAAACCAGAAGCAGGTCCAATAAATACAGGAACTGAACCAAAGGCTTGATTACCTCCTGCAAAATAAATAGTACCTGCACCTTCACCTGAAACAGTAGAAGATAGTACAGCAGCAGCAACTGATTCACCAGAAGCTGCAACTGGACCAGAATTATCACGACCAAAGGCAATTACATTACCTGTAGTGTTATAGACACCAGAAGCAACACGATTATCTCCCCAACCTGAACCAACAGAAATTGCAGCCCGGTAAATATAACCTGCTTGGGTGGAATTACCACTGACTACCATTCCTGTGATATCAGTACGGGTATCATCTTGCCTATAAGGAGACGGGATGATAACACTCATAGTTTGACCATAAGTAGCAGCATCACCAGATACCCAGGTTATAGGAACATAACCACGTTGTTGAAAATAACGATAGCCAGGAATAGCTAGAACAGATGTAGGACCAGATTTGGATACATCTGCAGTTCCACCAGCACCAGTGGAATCAAAATTTTTGTACCAGCCATTAAGAGCTTCTACCCAGTTACCAGGGTAAATCTTTTTGGAAGTCAAATAAGTCATTTATTTCTCCTTGTTGTTTTATTTATTGTATCAAAGAACACCGTCATCGCTGACGAAGCTATAAGCAGTAGTAACAAAATCTTTGTTTAAGATTTCAAAACCAGCATACAGTTGCCAGATAAGAATGATAAAACGGCTGAAATCATCATTATTATTAATTAAAACTTGAGCATTAGGACCACCTACACCAACACCTACTGCTTGAGGACCAAAGAAGAAACCTTGAGCTGTTTCTTGACTAGAATAGGTGGAACCTCCATCAAAACTAGCTGTAATTGTTTTAGTTGGGAAGTTGGTAGATTCATAGAATTTAACACCTTCAAACTGAACACCAGTAGGCATTACAGGTTCACCAGCTAAGAAATAACCTTGACCTGCTTGAGGACCTTGGTAGAAGCTAGTATTATTAGGCATCATTGGATTACCAGACATATACATGCCTTGGCCAGGATTACCTGAATAACGTGCAATTTCACGGAAGTCATCATCACGACGCAAATGCATCATGAATGTAGGATCACAAATACAACGATACAAACCATCAGAGAAGGTAGGTACGTTACGTTTACGCATATCTTTAACAACAGTCAACAAGTCCGTAGCAACATGGAATTGTTGGGCTTGAGCTGTATATTGCGGAGCGCTATAAGAAACACGACCACTAGAATCTTTAGTTAGATTAGCTGCGAAATAATAACCGCCTTGTGTTGTTGATGCCTTACCATTAGCTTCTGCTTTGGCTAATTCATCAATAAACACACGATCACGCCAACGACGATAATCATCAAGAAGTGTAAGAGAACCAATAGATTGGTGGAACATATTCAGATTACCTGTATCCAGCAACATACGCTGAGCAGTAATCAGAGTTTCACGAGCAATTTTAAAGGTACTAGGTTGAGTAGGATCACCAGGATCTGCAGGACCAGTGTATTCTTTAAGCACCACAAGAACTTTTTCTTTAGTGATGTTACGACTGTTAGCAGTACCAATGGTTTGATCAGAAATGCGTTCGCGGCTATCTTTAGTACCAGGAGTGCCCCAGAATTTATAGCGATCGAGTTGAACAGTTTGACCTGGCTGCCGAGTAAAATCATGAACCACTACTGGTTCTACAGCCATTTCACAAATGTAAGCAGGGTGAGGACGATAAAGTTCTGCACCTAAGATTTTTGGAAAATCTGTATCAATAAACACTTTAGTTTATCCTCCTATATTGCAGGATGTATGGTGAAAAGATTCAGACGTACAACTGTCTTTATCTATAAAAATTTTAGCAGGTATTAATTTAACTATTATTAATAATTACTAATACCTGCAGTGCCTGTTGTTTGTTTGTACCGAGCACCTAAAGAATTACTGGAACCGTAGGTTTCTGGATCTATATTTTGGGCAAAACCGGGAAGACCGAGGGTAGTAGCAACATTAGAAACACCACCGCCGACCATACCACCAAGTCCACCTGCAGCTGTCAGAGCAAGTGGAATGCCAGCAGTATTAATAATTGCTTGACCCTGGCGGAAAGCAGTCTTAAAATCACTTCTTGCCTTGTCGGGATCTACACCCGAACGAACAGCTTCCTTAAAAAGATCACGAATAAATTCAGCATTATGAAGTTCAATAGGTGACATTTGTGCACGTCTGGCAGCTGCGCCAGGATTTTGATAAGCAGTCGCTATGACGTTTCTCATTGCAGTAGCGGCTCTTTTGCGTAATCCGGGGATCTGAGTTCCAAGGGCGGCGCCAAGTGCTCCTGCACCTAAAGCCTCCAAACCAAGTCTTCCAGGAGCTTCTTCTTGGGCCTGACCAGAAACAAGATTACCTACAGTGGCAAGGCCAGCGGCGCCAAGGCCGCCAGCCACTGCAGAAGCCACTGGATTCCTGCTGATTACGTTTACATATTTGCCAGCAAGATTTAACATCATTTACTCCATCACAAATAACTTATTAGCTACAGTGTTTGGTTGAGCTTGATTAAGAACACGCCAAGCATTTTGAGGGTCTCGTGCCATAACTTCATTAAATCCTCCCCAGAAATTTTGAGGTTGTTGTGGAGCAGCAGCATCAGGAGGTGCAGGGAAATTCCCATAACCAGGTACTACTTGTTCAGTACGATAACCAGGTGTTTCTAATTCACCTTCATTTTCGTATACAGGATAAGGACCCTCAGGACCAAAGAACTTCAAAGTGTAATCACTTAATACATCAGGATTAGTGAGAATTTCGTTATAAGCAAGATTCTCTTGGTGTTCATTTACAGCAAAATTGGCATAACCATGCAATAAACTATCAGCTTTTTGACCCCATGCGATAGCACTATCTAACATTGTCTCCAATTGGAGAGCATAGTTATTTAGGACGGCTGGTGCTTCTATTCCGAATGCGTCGATTACCTGACGGCTTTCGTCGCTCAGACCCAGGTAATCCGCTACGTCCGCTAGTGAGGGATTGGAGGAGGTTTGGGAATAATTGGTTAAGTATTCCTGGTTGGGATACGAGGTCTGCGTCCCCAAGCTGGGCATAGGTTGGTTGTTGTACGTTTGACCGTAATTGGCTGGAACGTATGTTGGTGTCGGAACCGAGGGTTGACCCTGGAACGGGGATTGGACTGGTGCGCTCAGCAGTCCCACTACTTTGTTGAATGCCGATTCCCATGGGCTGCTCTGAGGTACCGCCGGTTGGGATTGGGGCGCGTACTGAGTAGGGCTTGATTGGTAATTGATAGGTGCTTGTGGCACCGCTTGAGGGTAACTGGTACCCACTTGGTAATTGATCGGTCCCTGGTAGCTCTGTGCTGGAGCTTGAGGCGCTGGTACTGCTACGTAGCTGCTTGGTGCCACTGCGGTCGGTACTTGGCTCATCTGTGGGGTCGATTGGACGGTAGCGTCCTGCATAACTCATCTCCTTTTGTAGTGCTTCTAATGTTCGATACAGATAAGGTGTAAGGTCAAGTCTTGGATCAGCAGCCATTGGTAAATCTGGTGACTGCGGGTGAGGAGTCTGCATCATGCCCCCCACTAATTTTGCAAAAGCAGAGTATGCACCCTGCAATTCATTGACCATTCTGAACGGGAACCCCGATAACATCGCGGCCCGCTCCTCATCCGTTTTTGAAGGGAAGAGGTATTTCAGTGCTTCAATACTATCAACACCTAATTCTTGAAGATTACGTACCACAATAGAATTATTTAAAATATCTTGTGTAGAATCTTCGTAAACAGGACCTAACCAACGCCAAAGTATAGTAAGGTCTCCATCTGGTATTAAACCGATAACACCTGTTGGTACATATTGAGTTTCTACACAAGCTTTCATTATTTGTTTAACTTTTTCTTCAAAACCTTTTAAACTAGCTTCATATAAATCTATTTCTTCTTTAGATGCATTCTCTGATGGTTCTACTGGTCTTTCAATTCCGGTAGAAGCAGCTAAAGTATCACGAAATAAACGTTCTTCTTGATAAATAATTAATTCTAAACATCTACAAATACCATATGTGTAAATAGCATTTGCTTTTTTCTTAGATGTTGCTGATACACGACCAAATAATGATTTATATTCTGTTGCTGTGATACCAGCGGAGATAGAAAGGTCATCTACACCTCCTAAAGCTGTACGTATTTCTTCTCGATACTGACGTGCAAAACTATTCTGGTCTCCAGTAATAGCATTTGGAACAATATAACCAACACGATCATTAGGTTCTAAGTTAGCAATCACTCTAGGTACCCTAATTTGCCCATCCATACCTCTTGAGAGGGGATCAGATTTAAATTTTGACTGATTTAAATTCCCTAATCCGGTAAAACCAGAGTTTGCTGCAATAGAAGGACGTTGAATTGTAGAATCAGACCCAGATTCCATAAGATCTGTCTTAGGTCTTGATGAAAGAAGGGTTGGATTACCAAAAAACTGCACATTTTTACGCATAGTTCGTACCATTTCATCATGCGTAGCGATATGATTAGCTAATGCATCAAATTCTCCTACACCTTCGTTAGAAAATCCTTTAGGATTATTAAATATTTCTACACAAGGAATAAATCCAAGCGTATTTTTAAATGTTTGAGTACGTCCTGGAATATTATAACTAGGTAAGTCAAAAGACATCTCTCCTTCACTATGTGTTTCTTCAATTACTTTATCTTTAATTGATAATTTAATGTATCGTTTAGCTCCTTGTGGTCCAGTAATTGTATTACCTGAAATATTAGTTATATTAATATCATTACTAAAACCTGTACCCTGTCTTACTTTATAGCTATAAATAATAATTACTTCTTCTAATTCACCATTAATGCCATAATAAGAACGATATTCATGTTGACGAAAAAAATAAAGTCGATAATTAGATTCGGTAGGTCTAATATAAAATAAACCTTGTCCATCACATAAGAAATATTCCCAAATTGAATCTAGACGTATATCCATTTTGTTATATTTAAGTACTCTATCAATAAAATCTTTACGTTGATTACCAAAATTATCTTGAGAAGGAAAAAATTCTACTCCTTGACGGATACCAAAAAGTTTCATTTGTGCTATATGAGACGCCACAATACCTGTGTCAATATTTGCTCCACCATCTTTTTCAAGATAAGAGTTAATAATCTCTTTTAGGCGAAAAGCAGCGTCCATTAATTATTATCTTTATTAAATACTAGCAGATTTAAGAGACATATTTATTATCAAACCCATATGGTAACGAACTAGATTCTTGATTTTGTGCAAGTAAAGTTTCAAAAGGATTTATTTCACTAGATGCCCTACCCCCTCCCATTATGTTTCTCATCTCTTTTATTGCGTCCTCCGTTTGTTTATTTCTATCTCTTAGTAACTCAATGGTTGACTTTGGCTTACCTTGAGGTTGTCGAGATTTAGGTTTAGATTGTTTACCAAAAAGACCATCAAATAATCCTGCTACCTCGTCAGAAGTTTCTGGTAATGACGACATCATTCCGCCAATGTTACCTATAGGCGCCATCCCTGGAGAAACTTGACCAAGAAAAGTATTGGTTTCAAAAGAGTTGTTAGCTTGTGGCATAAACCTTTCATCATAATATACAGGAGGTTTGCCAGATCCTGAAGGAGGAGATAATAATGGGTGTATTTTAAGAGGGCTTTTCCAGGGATTAGGAGTATATGCAGGAAAACGTTCGTCATATGGCGCAATTCCTTTTCTATTAAAAAAATCTAAAAGAAAGTTAGATCCAGCAATATTCCCTGGCGCACCAGGAACATTTTCAAATCCGCTTACTCGCATTTATCTATTTATTATTGTTTCTATTATATCAACCTATTCTTCTATTATTTCATATCCTGTTGGATCATTAAGTTTTGATAAAATTACACCTTGACCCTTAAGTTTCCATTCCAAAATATCTCCTTCTGTCCAACCAAGAGTTTCTATTATTTCAATAGGAAATTCAATAAAATAATTTCCGTTATTATCTTCTTGAATCTCAATGGTGTAATTCATTTGTTTATGATTTTTCAATTAGTTTATCAAGTTTAATATTAACTTGTTTAAAATTATCCTGCATGTATTGCATTTCTCTTAAAAAATCAACCTTAAGCACATATTCAATAGGTAAACGATGATACATAGAATTCAAATCTGTATCAGTGTTATCTATTCGTTTTTCCACGCGAAGAAGACGCTCATGAAAACGATTTAATAATTTGTTTGTTGCCCATCCAATACCAGTGATTGCTGGTACTGAAAAGCCAATAATAACCAATAAAAATTCGGATCCCAATGCAACAACCTATTATCTCTGCTACTATTCTAAGGCTTAGTAATCAAATTGGAGTTTTCCTTTTTTGGATAATCCATTTACTAACCACACCAACGCATCCACACAATCATCATGACTACTCACGCCGAAATTTGTGAGTTCCTCGAAGAGATTAGTGAAGTTTCGGAAACGATTAAAGATTATTTTACGTTCTTCAAACATACCTATAATCCCCCTGAATCGTGCCAGCTTGTCTGCACGGAATCCTTTGACGGGATGCCAGATCAAATTATTCAAACCTTCGTCATTAAGGCAGATCCTCTTAAAATCGGCTTCGAGAGAAGCTTGGTATTGGACGGCTTCTGACCAAATATCACAAGTAGAAAAGGTTGGGAAATAGTTCCCATTATCATCCTTTCCTATTATTGACCAATCATTAAGTAATTCTTTCATTTCATCTAATTTTTCTAAATTGCCCATCGCTCGTATTCTGCGATAATCAATAATATGAATACGATCATCAATACGTCCACCTAAGACCATTACAGTGTAATCATTTTTTTCTTTAATACCAGCAGATAAATCAACCCCTATGCCAAGTGTATCAAATTCAGTTGCTATCTCTGCTTTTACTATTAACTCTGGCGCTAAAGAAAGCTCACCTTGTCTGACTATTTGATTCATATATTGAAAAGAAAATGCAATGGGTGCTTGTCTTTTCTTTTCTTTTAAATATTCTAAAGACCACATTTCAGGCCAATAAGAAACTTCATCTCCTGTTTTAGGATCAGTTTGTATAGCAGATAATATAATCTGTTGCCAATTATTTTGTTCATTAAAAGTAGTAGCGTGAATATCATCATGTCTAAATCTGGTACCCAAACATATTGCTCTTCCTCCTTCAAACATAGTAGGAGAAATAACTGCATTCCAATTATCTTGCATTGCTTTACGTATATCAGGATTAGCTATATCTGTTGCTGATTTTATACAGTCATCAATTAAACATAAATGACTACGTTTAGATGTAACAGAACCTTTTAATCCAGCTGCACAAAGAGTAAACATTTCATCACCAATATTATTAATACCTGCAAACTTATGATCAATAGACCAGTATTCATTACTTGTTACATTCTTTAATAGACGAACTGCTGGAAATACTTCTTGATATTTACGACTTTCTATAATACGTTTAATTGCTGCTGATTTAGGACGTGCAATTTCAACTGTATAAGAAAGATAAAGAATTTGTAAAGGTAATTTAGCTGTTGTATGTATACCAATAGCCCATGCAGTAAATAAACCTAAAGTTGTTGATTTAGCAGAATTATGACTAACGATATAATCTTTAGTTAAAAAAGTATGACTATTATCAGCAACTTCAATACAACGTACTTTTTCTATTGTTGATGGACGAATATCTTTAATACTACGGCAAGGAAAATATTTAATAAAAGGAGAATATTTTTTAGCTTTACGATTTAAATAAAAAGGTTTAATGCTATTCGGTAATTTAATGCCTAATGTAATTGATGGTGTTTTAGTACGTATTAATTTTTGTTTTATATTTAAATATGTTTTTAACTGTGGTGCACGTTGTGTTGCTATTCCTCCAAGAGATTGAACTAGTTCTATTACATCTTTAACAAGATCTGTAGATGTTGTACAAAAAGACACATCTCCTGTAGATCCAATAGTGCCGTCTGTATCTAACAACCCTTGTAATAATGCTTCTCGATCAGGTATAGATGCTATTAAATAAGATTTAGGAATAAACTTATTAATTGATGTTTTACCATATACACCAAGGCTTTTTAAAATCTCTCGCACAACACTTGGTTTCCCTTTAGCTAGAATTCCTTTAACATGTGAAATATTATATCCATATTTTGATACTTGTTTAAAATGATATCCTTCTGGTAATCCTAAAGAACAACGATTAATAATTTCTAAATCTGCACTACTTAAACAAAGATTATTAGAACTAAGAGAACCATCACCAAGTAATACTCCTAATAAATAAGGATCAAGAGGAAGTTGTGAATATTTTGTACTTGTTGCTGGATATTCAACTGGTTGTGTAACAGGAATCTGATAACGAGGATAACCTTCACTATCTAACCAAGGGGTTTCTCCTGCTTCACAAGTTGCAGTAATTCTTTGAGTTGGTGCTCCAGGGCGACCATTTCCTTTAATTCCTATTGTTTTTTGTGTACGTATTTCATTAAGCGTCATATTACGCCAATCTCCTTTCTTATCTGTTCCTTTTCGTCGTACTTTCCATAGGTGTTGATCATCACAACGAATAGAAGAGCCATCTGTGAAAATAACTTCCCATGTAAATGATTCTTCATAATCTGAAATATTTACTACTTCAGTTGGTTGTCCATGTTCAGAAAAAACAATATCACCAATTTGTAATTCACCTATAGGTATCCATCCATTAGGAGTAGCTACTGGTGTAGATATCGCTAATGGTCCACGAGGACCGAGTAGATCAATATTAGGACCAGCTATGGCTTTTAAACAAGCACTATTTTCTCCTGTTACAAACTGTTTATGCCAATCTTTATGATGGGAAGCTGGAGGTTTATTAGCAACATATTCACAAAAAAAACTAAAATCTTCTCTAGCTTTTTTTACTGCTTCTTGATTATCAGATGGTTTAACTGTATAATTTTTTGCAGCTGCCCTTGCATTGCGTCGATACGCAAGATGTAAATATGAGGGCATGCTAAAAAACTAACTAAATCAAATATAACCTAAGATTTAGCTTTTTGTTTTTTTATATTTACGTACTTTATCTAAAGCTGCTCTATGTTTTTCTTTATCAGTCATATTAGAACCATCTTCTTTTTTTGTTTCTTTATTTTTAAATATCTCAAGAATTTCAAGAGGCATTGACTTTTTAGCCATTTTATTAACGCATCTGTTCTTGTGAACGAACTGCCTTTTGAAAATTTCGCATTATTTCCTGTGCATCTTCATCTGTATAACGAATAGATCTACCTGGTCCCATAGAAATACCACCTTTAACAGGAATATTAAATAAAGCAGCGGGATCAGCTGCTTTATTACTATAATCTGATTCTAAACCAGGAGAAAAATTATTATTTGATGAAGATCTTCGAGCATTTGTTACTTGCTCTTCTCTTTGTTTACGCGCCATAGCTTCCATCATAGCTTGCTTTCCTGCATCAATAATTCTACCTCTCTTAGCTGGTGATCTATTATTACCTCCCATGATTAGTTTATTTCTTTTTTAAGTTACGTAAACGCTCCATTTTAGCTTTCATATCTTCTTTTTTGTCTACAGGTTTTGTTGTACCTTTAGCACCAGGCCTACCATTTTTAGGTGGGTTAGGCGGAATAGCCTTTTTGCCACCTTTCATTTCTTCTTTTCCCTTGGGGGGTACTTTGCCAGCCATGTTATTCACTGAAGTAATAAATTTATTTTAGTATACTATTCTTCTAATTGCATCCTTGCCCATACACTCATTGCTGCTTCTTTTAAAGGATTTTCTATTGGATCATCTTTAAATATAAAAGCTAATTCACGTATGGCACGGTCAGCTCCTGCCATCAACAAACCTTTCCTATCTTTATTAGCTGTGAACTGTTCTACTTGATTAATGGTGCCACGAAGTTCTTTTTCCATTGCTGCAATACGTGCTGCTCCCACCTCTCTTTTTACACCCATATTTTCAATATCTTCACGCAATAAACGGATATCTTCTTTCATATAATCAATTTCATTTAATAGTATTTGCCTGTGATCAGGTTTTTGATATTTTTCTTTTATCCATTCTTCACATGCAGTAATACTACCTAAATAACCAAGAAATCGTGCATAAAGAAAACATTCAATTGTTGAATAGTTTTCAATACAAAAAGAACAAAATGATTCATGGGTACCAGGATCTAATCCTTCTGCCCATGCATCAAAAACTTCAGTATTTGTAGGCTCCACGGGCCTGGGCAGCATCCCTGGCCTCATCTCTTTCACTAAATTCTTGCCTTTGCTCAGCTCCTCTACGTTCTTCACTTGCTTGTTTTTCGATAGTTTCTCTTTGTTGTGCACCAGTATCTTTATATTTTTGTTTAGCAAATTCATAAGCTACACCAGCAGCTTTACGATATTGTTCAAGACCTTTATCTGTAAACAACTCATCGTTGTCAAATGCTTTACTTATATCGTCTGCCATATTTTTATTAGAAGTTAGACATCATATTAGCAAGGCCTTGACTATAAATATCACGACGTCCTTCAACAGATTTTTGACGTTGTTGTCTCATTTTAGAACCTTCTAATTTACTAAGAAGAGTTTCAAACTGACTAAGATCTGCTTGAGGACCATATTCTCCTGCTGCTAATTCTTTTGATAATTGATCATATGTTTCTGAACTAATATTTCCTGCATCACGCTCTCTTCTTAATGCTTGCAATCTTTCACCGTAACTTTGTTGTGGCATTTCTGTTATTGTTAACTAAATTAATTATACCAATATAATTTTAAAAAGATGTATTAGATTCTTGTTTATCTTTTAAAAGTTTTAATAGCATTTTAAATCTATTAATATTAAACTCTTCCTGAGGACGTTTTTCATCTATTTCTTTTGTTTTATTTACTTCTTGTATGGGTTCTTCCATTACTAAAAATTAAAAGCCCCTATGGTATTTGTTAATATATTATATTGTCCTTGTTGTCTACCTATTTTAAGTTCACCTTCAGTACGTAATTTAGTTAATTCAGCTGATATATTTCCTTCTAAAGACTTTAATCCAGAATTATATAAAAAACTTTCATAATTATTTTTAGATTGTTTTGCTCCTTCAATTTCTTCTGCTGATCCTGTAAACACAGGAGCACCAGGAGTAAGAAAACTAGGGGGAGTAATCTTTGTTTTAGAAATTAAATCAGCTGTTAAACCAGGTAAAGTACCTGTTCCAAAATTATATTTATATTTACCTGTTCTAGTGCCTGTCTCATCTAATATGGGACCACCATAACGAGCCTCCATTTCAGCTTCAAAGGCACTACTTGGGCGAGCTTTCTTATATTCAGGTGTTGCTTGTATATCTTGTTCAATATCACCAAGGGTACGCCCTAACCCCATCTGTCCTTGATTTCGTGTTAGTTCATCTGCTGTTGGCGTACGTCCCAGAAGACGTTGATAAGTTGCCGAAAGATCTGCTTCTCTACGTTTAGGTGCAAATTCTTGATATGTTTTAGTTATATC